CTTTTTTACGAGATACACCAGCAACTGGAGATTGCACTCTATTATTTTTTTGTACTACATTTTGTTCCGTTTTGGAAGTGTTTTCTTCTGATTTATTAAAATAAGGAAGACCACTCGCTTTTAATCTTTTAGTCATCTCATCATAATATCCAGGATCATGCACGTCCCAACCTTCTTCTGTTAATTCAGCATCAATTCCATAAGCCATAGCTGTTTCTTTTCTATAACCAGGTTTATTAAACCATGTTGAATTTTCTTTTACCCATTCGGTGGCTAAAGGCGGAGCTTTTCTTTCAGTTTTTTCAGCTGGTTTAGGTACTCTTGCAGCATAATCTTCTGTTTTAGTCATTTGACTACGAATTTCTGCCATACTTTCATACAATTTTACTTGTTGATCAGTATTACCTTCTTCAATTGCTGTTTTAAGTTGATTAGAAACACTAGAAAGTTGATTACCTAATGATTTATTAGCTATATCATATGTCTTTTTTTCCATTTTAGACATTCTTTCTTCCATTTCAACTAATTTTTGTTCAGCTTCTGCTCTTTTAGCTACTTCTTTCTGGATTCTTTTACGAACTTTAACAGAATAAGGCATATCATCTGAATATTCTGGAACTTTTTTTTCTTCCAGCTTAACCTGTCTTTCATTTTCGTAGGTTTTATCTACATCTAATTCTTTCTCTGTAGATTCAGTAGAAGTTTCTTCTTGCTGTTGTTGTAGTTTTTCTAATGGATTTAAAGGTATATCTACCTCTTGTCCTTCTGTTACTTCATCAAGTTTAACTTCTAATTCTTCTTGTTTTTTTTCGTTCTCGGGCATAGTTTCTCCTATGTTGTCATTAACTATTGTTAATGTATGTTATAATTGTTGAGTTACTACTTCTGGATTTTCCAGAGTTGCAATAATCTCATCATCATTTAATAACACCATTTTTACTTTTTGTACAGAAATTCTAGCTCCTGCATATCTACCAAAAATAACCCAATTACCTACTTTACACCAAGGTTTTTTTCTATCGCTATAACATTCATCGCCCATAGCTAATACTTGACCTACACTATTTAAGTAAGATTGATCATTTTTACTAGAATCAGTTAAAATTATTCCACCTTTAGTTTTTTCTATTACACCTCTAGGTCTAATTAATATTCTATAACCTACTGGTTGAGGTATTTTTTCTGGTGTTGGCACATCATTATCTGTTGCCCATGATTCATTACTATTCATCTTCTATATCTCCTCCTTTTTTGTATTGTTCTATTGTTTCATTTATAATACTAAAAGCTTTATCCAAACCTTGTCCATATCCATAGACACGTTTAAATTCAGATATATTATCTACACCTTTATTTAATAAATTTTGTGATAGTTCTTGTTTATGATCTTTAATTTTTTTTTTTATTGCTTGTATTAGGCGTTCCATTTAAAACTTTCGTTATTGTATTTGTAAAATCTGAAAAACTTACATTTAAATCTTCAGTAACTTTTGCAAGTAAATATGGTTTAACTTTTTTAATTGATATTTTTTTATTTTCTAAAAATTTTTTAGCTTGTCTAACTTTTTCAGGTTTAATTGCCATTAATATCTTTCGTAGCTAGTTTATTTTTATTAATACCTTTTTTAATTACATAAGATTGAGTGCCATTAGCTCCAATATCTACTTCTTTTTTTAAATTTTTTGTTAATTGTCTTTGTTTATTTTCTTTATTTATATTAGATATGTGATCTAAAACTTTTTTAGTAATTCGTCCTGTTGCCATACACTTAATCTTTTTTCTTTTCTGATCTTGCAACTTTACTTGCAACTTCTACTATCTTAGCTTTAGATTCAGCATCTTTTCTCATGTTTTGTTTTTCACTTTGTTTGACACCTTCCATAAATCTAGCTTTTCTAATATTTAATTCTTCAGCTTTAAGTTGTAATTGAGCTTGATCTTTTTGTGCTTCTAATTGTTGTTTTTGTTGTTCTTCATTAGGTGGCATACTACCCATTAATTGTTGTGCTGCTGCAGCAGCAGTTGCTGCTATTCTATTTTCTTCTTCAATACTAATTTCTTGTGATGGTTCATCCATTAATTCTCTATTAAAATCTCCTGAAGAAATAGGATTACCAGGAGGAACAGATGCTTGCATTTGTTGTTGATATAAATAAGCCATATGTTGACCAATATGAGCTAACATTGCTGGATATAATCTTTCCTTAGCTTCAGGATTACCACCAAATCTTGGATCTTGAATAAATTGTGAGTGTACTACTATATGAGCTTGATGATCTTGATCTTCGAATACTTTAATAGGTTTACCATTTAATAATGCCATATTTTCTGATACTGGATCACGTCTAGGTGTTTCTTCATCTTCTATCATTAAATCCATATAGTCAGGAATATTAAGAGCTTGTAAAAATCTTCTAGTTGCTTCTTTAACATCTATAATATCAGGAGAACTTTGTGCTAATTGCATTCCTGTTTGAGCTAAAGCTATTCTTTGTGCTTGTGAAAATATATTAGGATCAGAAACTGGAACTACACTAATTGATTGTGTAAAATCTTTTCTTCTTATTTTTTTATTTTCACCAATTACTTCAAAAGAATATTCATCATCTAAATATTCTCCATTTAATTCATATATTAATTTAAATTCTCTACCTTGTGCTTGATGTATTCTTTTATGAATAGCAGAAAATACTTTTGAACCTTGTTCTATTAAAGCAATAGTAGTTCCAACTGGACCTGACCCTGCAGAATCACCAATCATAGCATCTGCAATAGAAGCAAAACGTCTCCCGGACTCTGTTAATACTCCTAATAATTGAAGTAAAGTAGGAGAGGGTTCTTTGAAAGGGAGAGGGATAAAACTCTTTCTCAGATCATCTCCATATGCTTCAACTTCTACCCATTCACCAGGTGAAACTGTAATGTCTCCACCTTCTATTCTTGCTCCTTTAGCTCTAAATCCTCCATTGAGGTTGGCAAAGGCAGCTGAATCTAGTAATGCTCTTAAAGCACCAGTGCTGGCATGTTGAAGTCCGCCGATCATTTGAATAAGACCAAAGCCATAAAAGCCTAAGCCCGGAAGATATTTATAATGTACAAAATATGTTCTTTTTCTTTTTAAAGAATCATCTTCTTTCCAATTTCTTCTAATTGATAAAACTCTTTGTGAATCATAATCAACTGTAACTATATAAGGTAATTCTAATTCATTTTGATCTTCACCTAAATCTAAATTAGCATGTATTTCTAAAACAGTATGTATTTTATCTGCCATACTTGGTGTCATACCTTCTAATCTTTGTAAAGTTTGTTCAACCATATCACCAGTATTAGGATCACCACCTGTTTCTGCTTTAGTTAAAGGTATATCTTTAAATGTACCTGATACTTGTTGTTTTTTAATATCATTACGAGTAAGTTTCATAACTTGTGTGTATCTATCAGCAGTTTCTAAATCTGTGTTTTCCATAGAGATTACAAAATCTTCCGCTGGTACAAATTTAGAACAAATCCTGTCTAATGTATTATCAAAATATATTTTTTTAAAAGCACTACCTGCAAGAGCTAAATAAAATAACATTTGATCTAGTTCATTAAAATAATCTGGAATTTCTTGTGTAACTTGAAAGTTCATAAAGTCTTGAACTCTTTGAGCTTGTTCTAATTTTTTATCTGTTGTTTTACCAATGATTTGAGTTTTAACAGGACCACCCGCTGGAAACATTTCCGCAATAGCTCTAGCTTGAAACTGAGTTGCTGCTTCTGCAAGCAGCGGATGATGAACACCTGAAGCTCCCGGGAATGGGTCTTGTCTATCTTCAACCACTACACCTAACATTTTTAAACCTTTAGAATATTGGTCTTCCCAATTTTTACGAGAGCTTTTATCATCTTCATAAGCTCTTACTAATTGTTTGCCTATAAGATTGATTTCTGTTTCAGGTAATTCTTCAGCTAAATTAGAATAATGGTTACTTTCAAAAGCTTCTTCTTCTTTTTCAGTTTGCTCTTGATCGACATCTACATTTACTTTTTCACCATTCTCATTTGTAAATTGTAGTTTTTTTTTATCTAATTCAACTTCCATTATTTTTTCTTCTTCTTTTTTGCTATTTTACTTCCATACTTTTTAGACCAGCTTTTTGCTATCTTCGGATGATTTTTATAAAGATAACGTCTTTGTTTTTCTGATCTAAAAGGCATTAACTTTTAGCAGTTTTTGCAGAACGCTTTAACGCAGCATCAGAAACAGTTCCTTTACCTTTACGGCTAGTCCCTGCTTTTTTTCTTTTGTTCATATTATAATACAAACCTTTTTTTGCTACACGTCCACTTTTAGTTTTATGATAACCTTTTTTCATAAGTTTACCAAATCCTTCTCTGTTAATCACTTACTTTTTTTTTTTAAAACCGTAAGTGCCTTTTGGTTTTCTTGTAGCTTTTGCTACTTTTCTTCGACCAGCCATTGACATTTTTTTACCAGATTGTTTTCCTCTAGTCATGCCTAGCTGTTCGTCTTTTCTTGCATTGTATCCTTGTTTTTTCATATCAGTATACCTCCTGGTTCATACCATACTTTCCTATAAAGAGATATAAAACAAAAATTTTGATTATTCTAGTATTAATTTTTT